CTTTGCAATCTTATCGTTTTGTAAAAGTTTTGTATTCATTTGATCCCAAAACTCTTTTAATTCTTCTTCTGATTTATCATCGTCACTATGTTTCAATGAAAAATAAACTGTGTCTTTACCGGTAGCTACAGCTACCCCTGTAATAAAACCATCTTGTCTAATTGCACCTAAACCTTTTGTTTTAAGATTTGGATCGTAAGTTTCTATATCGATAGCTACTGTATCTACACCTTCTAAGTCTAGATCAATTGGATGTTTACACATTGTAATCCCTTTCTAATATCATTTCTAAATAGTGTATTGCTTTCTTAATATCTTCTTCTTTTCCTTTCATAGAATGCCTACAAATATACTTTATAGCGTTGCCTTCTGCAAATAAAAATTTATTTTCATTTATAAACTCTGCCGGTTGTATGTTAAAATTTTTATAATGCTTCCCACCGTGCTGCTTGTCTAGTGATTTATAACCCATTCCTTTAAATATACTTTTGTCTGTCATGTTTCCTCCTTTTAAAGTTCTAAAATTTCTCTCCAATTTTTTTGTATTTTTGCTAAAGAATAAGGAGCAGAAGATCCTATAGTCCAACAATCTATTCTCCCTCTACTATAAGCAACATAAGCTAGTCTTGTTGCTTCAAAGCCTTTAGTTTCTGGATAGTATGTTGATAAATCTATTATTATATTATCAAAAGTTAATCCTTTCACTTTATGTATTGTATCGTGTTGTACCCTTGGTTTTTTAGTTGTGTCCATATTATTAGTTAAAACATGATTGATGTAAGGTATTTTATCAATTAATTTTTCATTTTTAGAAAGAGCTTCATAGTTTAAAAGTTGAGAAAGTCTTTCAAATTGTTTTACTTCTGGTTTTAGATAACCTGTATCTATAAGTTCCTGAACATTATAATCTCTATCAATTAAAGGTTTAAGTTTATCAACATCACCTAGACCATTAACTTTTACTTTTGATCCCATCAACTTCCAGTATTCTTTTATCTGTTGTTTAGAAACTTTATCATTCATAAAAGTTTTCCAATTTTTAAAACAACTAAAATGTTCTCTAGATACATGAGCACTGCCTGATACCATTTTATAATCTATTCCATTATTTTGTAAAAATTTACTTATATCTTTATGAGTAGGGTTGCCTCTGTATGTAAATAAAAATGTTTCATTTGTATTTAAAATTTTATTAATTAAAACATCCTTTGCTTTACACCCTTGATTTAATCCAGGTATATAATATGATTTTCCAACAACATCAGTCGGAGTCCAAGTTCTTTCTGAAAGTCTACCCTTTTTTTCCCATACAGGTGAAATAATATTTCTACATATTTTATTAATCGTTTGACCACATCTTAAACCTTCAGTAAGTTCATTGGCCTTTGCTTGTTCCGTGTTAGCTAATTGATAAAAATATTCAGGGTCTGATCCTGCATATTCGTGAATAGTTTGATCAGCGTCTCCTATAAAAATAAATTCTTTTGCATATGTGGCTGCTTTTTGTAGAGCAGCTATCTGAGGTTTACTACAGTCTTGAGCTTCATCTACTATCAAAACATCTATATCAGTAGGTATAGCTGCATTAAATCTAAAGTTATCTATCATGTCTACAAAAGATATTCTTTTATGTTCTTCATTGTTTCTGTATTCATCATATTTTTCTTTTAACTTTAAAAGTCCACCTGGTCCTTGAAGACGGTAGTTTTGATAACGAGATCTATCACAAAGAGCCCAATACTTTTCAAGTTCTTCTTCAGAAGTTAAGTCATAACCCTTACCATGAGCGTGAGAAATAAACTCATAAAGAGGATGTTTATCCCAAGGAGTATTTTTTTTTACAATATTCATTCCTGAATTATCTTTACAAAAAGCCTTGTGATCTTCGTGCTCATATTTTTTTATATTTAAATATTCTCCTTTAAAATAAGAGTGAATAGTGCAGATTTGTTCCTGCAAATTTGTGTCTGATTGGTTTTCTAGTTCTGGTAATTTGTTTACAGCTTTTATAATTTCATCAGCTGCCGTATTTGTGTGAGATAAAATTACAATTCTATCCCAAGGAATATTTTTTTTTAAAAAACCAGCGTATTTGTTTTTTAGCCATTTGTGAGTTTTACCTGTACCAGGAGGACCTGGAATAAAATTTGGAATCTTTAAACTATTCATCACCTGCACTGTCTCCAATATAGACAGATTCTCCTTCCCATATTAATTTATTATCTTCTATTTTTTCTCCATTTATTACCCAAGCAACACAAGATTTTTCTTTGTATTTACCTTTATCTTTTTTACCATTTAAAATAGTTTGAACTTTGTGAACAAGATCTTGTCTTTTTAAATTAACTCTATTTTTTATTAATTCTTTTTCAAAATTGTTTAAATCAAATTCTATTCTTTCTTTTTCTTTATTGTAAAAAGGCAACTTATAAACAGCTAACTGTTCCTTGTCTGTATAAACACCTTTCGTATCTAAATAATCTAAGAAAAACATTTTAAATCTAGAATCTTCTTCTGCTTCTTTTACATATTCTTTTGACTGTTCTCTGTTGTAAAATTTAGCCATCATTATTTCTTCAAATTCTTTTGGTGTCATTCTAGGTATCCATACTTTTGCTTGACTCATAGCAATGTCACAAAACAATTTTAAATTCATAAGTGATTCACCATCAATCCAAATTTTTTTCTTAACTGTTTTTAAACCAACCCCATCTACATTTTTTTGTGGTACATTTAAATGTACGTAATATCTGTTTGCTCCATACTCTTCTATTTTTTCAATAGTGTCTTTCGATACCTGTAAAGATACATCTTTAAATAGACCTATCCAATTAAATAAACTTGTTATGTTTTTATGACTGTAGCCTGTAATTTCGTGAATTTTATTTATTCCAAATTTTCTAGCTGTGCTTCTACTTGAACTTCCTTTCTTTAATCTTTTTGCTAAGTCTTCATCATCTGCGTGTTCCGCGATCCGAGATACAAAATCATTTATTTCATCGTCCGTCCAATCTGAATGTTTAACTAAAATTCCTGCAATCGCAGTGCAATAATCATCTCTAGCTCCTGTGCTAGGATATATAATTGTAAGTGCCGCAGATAAAGCAACTTTGCCTACATCTATAGATAAGTTTCCTTGGTACTCTCTTATCTCTTCAAATTTTTCCCATCTTACATTTGTTTTTGATTTACTATGCAAAGAACCTGGAACTATAGTGTATCTTTTTTTCTCAGTACGTAGTTCACATATCATTGAACCATGTGGAAAATTTTTAAAATCTTTTTCAAATTCATCTGGTAATTTAAATTGTTTAAAAGGTATTTGGTTTCTGTTAGTCCAAAGATAATGACTTGTTGGGTTACCTTCTCGTCCAAAAATTGCACCGCAATCTTTAATATAATAATTAATAAATCTTTTTACAAATTCGTTGTCTATATCTAAATCAACATCGTGATCTAATCTTAATGCTATCTCTGCTGTTTCGTGATCCCTGTTCCATATATCTTTCTCTATTTTAAAATCTGGGTCAGTATACTTCTTGACCTTAGGCGTACCCTTTAGACAGGGTATAATTACCCTTCCCAACTCTAACCAATCTATATAATTTATAGGTTCTTTATTCATTTTATATCTTTTATTAAATTAAGAATGGGCGGTATCCACTCTCGCTTCTCCGCCCAATCCTGCAGGAAATTATAAACTAAATTCTTTTTTAGCTTCTTTAGTTTCAGGTTTAGCTTCTACTTCGCCTTTGCCAACACTAACTGCAAAGCTTTTAGCCATATCATAGATAGATTTATCTTTGACAGGACCAATCTTTGACACATCCCAACCAAACCAAGTTCCTTTGTCATTAGACATTTGAACTGTAGATAGTTTGTAAATGTGGCTATAAGTTGGCGGTGTGAATAAACCGTTAGCACCTTGTAGCTTTAAACCCATCATCATAGAGTTCCATTTTCTACTTACTTTTAATTGAGTAGATTTCATAGAAATCAATGCAGATTCTGCGCTATCTCCCACTACAAGTACAAAATGATTAGCAGTGTTTTCTAAATAGTTACCATTAGATAATCTATCTTTGTATGATTTATCTCTAGTCGTTTGACTAACGATATCACTATCTGCATCATGAATTGCAACAGGTGCACCTGTACTAGTACCTCTGTCTTGCCATTCAACATATTGTCTTTTGTAATGACACGGTATAACTTGTATTGAATCGTACAATTGATTTGTTACAGTGTTCATTATTTTGCCAGGTTTTGCGCCCTCGACATATTTACCATCACGTTCGTTTACCTCTGGTGATAGTTGTCCCAAAATTTTCAAGAATGGTAACGCAAGATCTTCTTGCGACATATTCTGGGCTCCTTGTTGTGCATCAGCTTCAAAATTTACTGCAGCTAATGCTCCTTCTTTTTTAGTTGTTACATCGTTCATGTTACTTGTTCCTTTTTATAGTTGTCTTATTCTCTGAGAACACCCCAAAGATTTCCGTTGGCATTTCTTTTCCTGCCTCAATACGCTCACGGACTAGCGCTTTCAAAGTCATGGGCTCAACCTTCATCTTTTGTGTCGGTTGAAACCCTTGACCTTTCGCAAGTTCAGCATAATTTGCTGCCTTGTTATCCTCGTTACGACCAAATGATACCAAGATCTCGTTCTTAATAATATCACCTAGTCCATTGTCCCGAAGCCAGTTAAACGCCGATTCTTTATTTGCTTCTGTAATAGTAGCACGATACGACGTTGAAACTTTAAGATGTGATCCATCTTGAAGTTTTAATTCTGCTAAACCCATCTCAGACATCATGGTTGGTATAACCTCCCCTGATATACGTTGGTATTCTTTTTTTAAATCTTTAATGTTAGTTTCACTTGCCTCTATTCTTTTGTGCAACCCCTCTAACATTTGTACTTGATCTGCAAGAGACTGAATGTTTTCAGTTTTACTCATTGCATCTTGTTGGTCTTGTTCAAAGTTAATCATCTATTTCTCCTTTCTCGTATAGATTAATCTCAATAGGATAATATTTTCTTTCTTGTTTATCCCACTTCAATACATTGTATTTGCCGTTTGTAATATCAGATACAATAGAACATGCAACACCAATGATTGCAGGATCTCCTGTTAATAATAAATAATCTTCTGGTGTATAATTTCTTAAACCTTTTCGTAATTTAAAAATTAAGGGACCAGGAGAAAAAATCATTTGAGAAAACTCTGGTAATAAAAAAGTAAAATCATTGGTTGTAGAATAAGCAGCTGCACCCATAATATTTATTTTAGGAGTACCTGCTTGGCTTCCTGGTATTTCTTGTATTACATAAACTTTTCTTTCTGACATTGACAAAAGATATAACATCTATTATATAGAAGTCAATAGAAAGAAGAAAATAAAATGAATTATAAATTTAAAACTAAACCTTATGCACATCAATTAACTGCATTGGAAAAATCTTGGAACAAAGAAAACTATGCTTATTTTATGGAGATGGGTACAGGCAAAACAAAAGTACTAATAGACAATGTTGCTATGTTGTATGATAAAGGTAAGATTGATAGTACTTTAATTATTGCACCTAAAGGTGTTGTTAAAACTTGGTATGAACAAGAACTTCCTACACATTTACCAGACCATATAGAGAATGTGTCTGTATTGTGGCAACCAAATATTACAAAAGGACAACAAGAAAAATTAGACTCTTTGTTTGAAATAGATAGTGCATTACATATTTTAGTTATGAATGTTGAAGCATTAAGTACAGAGAAAGGTGTTAAGTTTGCAACTAAATTTATTAACTCTCATAAAACTTTGATGGCAATAGATGAGTCTACTACAATTAAAACACCAACTGCTAGGCGTACTAAAAATATCATTAAGATAGGTTTAGACGCTAAGTACAAAAGAATAATGACAGGTTCTCCTATTACAAAGAATCCATTAGATTTATACACTCAGTGTGAGTTCCTTGATCCGTGGTTATTAAACTTTGCTTCTTACTACGCATTTAGAAATAGATATGCAGAAATGAAAACGATGCATATACGTGGACGATCTATTCAAGTAGTAGATAAGTTTCAAAATTTAGGAGAGTTATCAGATATAGTAAAAGAATTTTCTTACAGAGTATTAAAAGAAGATTGTTTAGATTTACCTCCTAAGGTATTCATTAAACGACATGTAACTTTGACAGCTAATCAAAAAAAAGTTTATGAACAGATGAAAGAACAGGCTCTTGCTATTCTTAATGGTAAAGTAACAACTACTATGACTGTATTAACACAGTTAATGAGACTACATCAAATAACATGTGGTTATGTAACTGCTGATGATGGGACCACACAACAAGTTGAAAGTAATAGACTTAATGAATTGATGTCTATTTTAGAAGACACAGAGGGAAAAGTTATTATATGGGCCAACTATCAATTAAGTGTAGGTGAAATTATACAAAAGATAATTAAAGTATATGGTCCAGATTCATATGTTCATTATTATGGTTTGACACCACAAGAAGATAGACAAGACTTTATTCGTAAGTTTCAAAATGATCCTAAGTGTAGATTTATTATAGGTACACCTCAAACAGGTGGTTATGGTATTACACTTACTGAAGCTAATACTGTTATCTATTATTCTAATGGTTATGATCTAGAAAAGAGGCTCCAATCAGAAGACAGAGCACACAGAATAGGACAAAAGAAAACAGTGACTTACATCGATTTGATTTGCGAGGACACGATTGACGAGAAGATTGTGAAGGCTTTAAGAGATAAAATAAATATTGCATCTGAAGTTATGGGTGAAGAGTTAAGAGATTGGATCTAAACTAAATCTACTGCTTTTCCAATAATTGGTTTGTATCTAGTTTTCTTATCTTCACGATAAGCCCGCATGTATTGATGTCTAGGGTTAAAAGGTATGTAACTTGCGTGGATCCACCCCGAGTTAGGTTCTCCAGGCGTGTAGTATTCGAGTATCAATTGATCTGTCTCAAGATTCATTTTAATCCAATCAGCAACTTCAGCGTTGTCAACTCCCATACATTCGAAATCAACGGCCTCAGCTTTTGAGTGCTGGCTGGTCAAACTCGACCCTATGGCTGCACACAACTCTGGACTACGAAACCCGCTTGTCACCTTGACCCTGCCAAATTGGTCCCGTACTGGCTGTAAAATATTTTCACACAATGCTTTTAGTTTATCTATTTGATCTGCGTTAGGTTCGTTGTCTATACCTTTACGTATAGCTGTGTCTGATTTAGTAAGCTCTTGAAGAGAAAAATTTCGCGATAATTGCATATATTTTATTTTGTGATATCTGTAAGTAAAATTAATAGTACGGCTCCCATACCACCTACTATCCAATACTCTAATCTTTTAATACGTTCTTGCATTTCTTTCATTTGTTCGAAAGTTTGTTTCTGCATAATTCTACATAATTTTTCGTGCGATTCAATTTTTTGTAATGCAGATTTTTTAGTCATTATGTTGTTCTCCGTAGTCTTGATCTAATTAGTTGTTCTTCTGGAGATAGTAATGCCATCTCTGTCGATGTCAAGTTGGTATTTTGGTTAACTGCTTGTGCCTGATTACTTATACTTGGTTGAACATTTGTAGGCATAGGTGTGTCTGGTAAGTTAGGTGTTTGTACTGTGTCTATAGAAAAATCATCTAAATCTATGTCAAAAGTATCTGCAAGATTTAAAAATCTCATTTGTGATCTCATTGCTCTTAGGTAAGGAACTGCTTCTTTATATACATCAAACGTTCCTAGATTTTTTGCAATCTCTCTAAACCTTTCTCTAATATCATCAGATGGAAAATAAGGTTCATACTTTCCTCTTCTTAAATTATTAAAAGTTTGTGTTGTAAGTTGTCTGTCTTGAAACGTTTGTCTTAAAGAATTTGCATTGACACCTAAAATTTGTGCAGCATCAATGTTCTTAAACATTTCTTTTTGTACATTGAATCTTGCTTTGTTAGATTCATAAAATCTTGTAACAATATCATTAGGCTTGATTGGTCCACCTTTTAATATTCCAAAGAAACCACCTGTAAATTCTCTTCTAGCATTTCTTATACCTGTTTGGTATTGAGATATTTTAAATCCCATAGCTTTTAGTGGATCAACTTTAGTAGGTCTGAACCCTGCTATACCTGCTATCTGATCATCTAATGCTAAAACTTCTCCAAGTTTATTTGGTTTACCTGTAGCTGCTTGTGCTATTCTTATATAAGGTTTGTACTGAGGTAATAATGCTTCTAGTAAATGTCTAAATCTAATTTGTGCTACATCTCCTGCAGGAGTTTGATCTGTGTATAAAACTTTACCTTCTCTTGTTCTACCCGCTCTAAGAGTTAAGTCTGTTGCAGCCTCTGTCCAAATAGATTCGTCTACAAATGGTGCTGCTAGTTCTGCACTTGCTTCTTCTACACCTGACATAAATCCTTTTAAAATTGTATCACCATCTTTTGATGCTGCTGTTATTTCATTTAATAAAGTTCTAAAAGGTTTTGCAACCACATCGTATGCATTACTGTGACTAAAATCTATGTATTTTAATTCACCTGTTTTTTCATCTCTCATTGGTATTAGTGTTGAGTTTCTAGACCAATCAGGAACGAACTGACGTAAAGCATCTAACTCATCTTTTGATACATTGTATAATGCTTTAGATCCTTCTACTAATGCTGCAGGTACTGCACCTAGTGTAAAAGCCATACCAGCAGCTCTAGTTGCACCTATTCTATAAAATGGGTTATCATTTTTAACCATTGTTCCTGTAGCAGCATCCAATACCCATGGTGCTATATTAGTTCCAATTGTAGGTTTAGAGTGTCTCATTTCTTTCAATGCTTGACCACCAATGTTTGTGGTTGTTCTTAACATCTCAGATGGAAAAGACATGAAGTTACCAACGGGTAATAATCTTGCTGTTCTTACAAAGTCTCCAACATAGTTATAGTTTGGAACTGTGTTCTTAACAATGTCAGCTGTTTCTGTTTTAAGTTTAGCTAAAAAGTCTGCTTTTGTTGGATCAACTTTAACACCTCTTCTTATACCATCTTTTACTAATGCATCTTGTCTTCTATTTAATTCTACAAAGTAGTTTGTAATTTTCCAAAAGTCATCCTCTGCAACATACTTACCTTGTAAATATGCAGGTATTTTTTTAAGTTTGTTAAGCATTGGGTTTACAATTTTATCAAGATCCATTATGCTGTCACCAAAGTTTACATCTCTCATTAGATTTTTTAAGTCTCCTATTTGCACTTGTGAGTTTACAACACCTAATTCTAATAGTTCTCTATAAGCTTTTTCAAAATTTTCATCTGCAAATCTTGTGTTTTTTAAATTACCAACACCTGATATTTGCCAACCTTTTCTAAAAGAATCACCTAATAGTTTTGGATTCATAAAACCTTCAAACAAAATACCATTGGCGCCAGCGAATGCACCTGCACTAATTATGTTACGTAAGTGAGTTGGTATAGATAAAACTGTTTTTGCTAACTGTGCTGTAGCTTTTGGAAATAATAATAAATTTCTATATAAAAAACTTGTACCTTTTTCTGCAGCACTTGCTCCTTCTCTTCCTCTTACAGCTGCTGTTAAAAAACCTTCTGTTATTCCATTCATACGTTTTAACGCTTCTGCTGTATCTGCTGTAGTAAACATACCACCTAAAGGATTGCTTGCTTTACCTGCTTTAAATTCTGACATACCTGCTAGTGCATTATCTACTTTTACAATTTTTGCTTGATTGTTTGTTGCTGCTTTTGCAGCTTCTATTGAATCCCAAAAACTACCTCTAGCTCCTTGTGCTTGTGCTGCAGCGTTGGTGTCAAACATTTCTTTAAACATCGCACTTGATCTAGCTATACCGGATAGCTCTGTGATTGCATTGAACATAGAGTATCTTGGGTCTTTCATTTCACCCAATAGTTTTTTAATAACTTGTGGTGGTGCACCTGTTCTTTCTATAACTTCATCTACAAATTTTCCTCCAGGTAAATCTGTTAAAGTTTTAGATACATAGTTTGGATCTGCTAAACCTCTACCAATCTTCTTAGCTTTGATACCATCTTCTATTATTCTCTCTACAATATTTTTTGCTTCTTCGTAGTAAGTATCACTATCTAATTTGAATGCTTTGTCTTTGTTAGTACCTGCAATTTGTTGTCTAAAAAAATCTATAGCTTCTGCCATAGAATCATCAGTAGGTCTGTATCTACCAAATACACCTAATACAGGTGTTGTTTCAAAAATCTTGTAAGTGTTTTCTGTTAAACCTTTTATTCTATCTTGTAGAATATCTTTTAATTCTTTTGAGTTATAGTTGTTTGTAGTCTTAATTAAATTACCCATTGTGCTTCTAGCTTCATCAACAGTTCCTACAATTGAATCAATTACTTTTTGATCCAAACCTTTATCTTTTAGAGCTTTAACAAATGCATCTGATTTTTTACCATCTACTAATTTAGTTAAATCTCCATCAAACATTAACTCATTTATTTCTTTAAGAAATCCGTCTTTTTCTTTTTTAGTAAGTGATCTATCTAATACCGATTGCATTTGTGGAAATGCTTTACTTAGATTAGTATCTAGTTTTCTTATAAGTTCTGTTGCTCTATTTACATCAGCAGATCTAAAACCTTCCATTACTTTTTGAGAACCAAAAACTTCTTTTGTCATTGCTCCTTCAGGTGTAAATGCTTGTGCAAACTTACCTAAAAATCTTTCTAGTTTATAATTACTATATGCAAGGTCCTTGCCCCGTGTTGCAAGAGCCTTGGCCCCTTTGCCAACACCTGCTACAAATGGAGTAAGTAACAAAGACTCACTACCAAACTTAAATCTATTCATTAGTTTTCTAGTAGCGTCTTCTCTTCCACCATCTAAAGCATAAGAATCTAGTTGTGTGGGTCCTCTATCAAACATATCACCAAATGATCCTATCTCTTCAACGTCTGCTACAAATGCTTCACCTGCAGCTCCACCCATGGCTCCTACACCAAATCTAGCATAGCCTGTTTGTTTATTTAATTTGTCTGCTAATTGTTTTTGTTTAGTTATATTTTTAGAACCCGAACTAACTAATACTCCTGCTTTCTTTGCGTCAAAATATTTTTTAGCTAACTTACTTCCTAATTTAAAACCTGCTGTACCGGGTACACCTATTTGAACTAAAGCTTGTGTTAGTTTACCTATACCACTTTGTTCTGCGTATTCTTCTAGTGGATTTAATTTATCAAAAAACATTTCTACATTAGCAGCAGTATTGGTATCAAAACCTAAATCAATTAATTCAGCACCTAATGAGAATGCTCCTTCAACAACTTTAATACCACCGGATGCAATACCTGCAAGTCCAGACGTATACCATGATACTTCGTTATTTTCTTCTGCTGGAAATAATGGTTGTAATGCCATTTATATACCTATGACCCTGATACGTCTTCTAT